GCGCATCCGCAGGCTCGTGATCTGCCAGCCGCCCGGCACCAGCAAGTCGCTGCTCGGCGTGGTCGGCTTCCCGTCCTGGGTCGCGCTTCTCACCGAGGGCCGCGCGCGTGTGATGTGCGGCAGCTATTCGCACCGGTTCGCCGAGCGCGACGCCATCAAGTGCCGCGAGGTCATCCGCTCCCCCGAGTACCGCCAACTCGTCGGCGGCACGTGGGGCATCCGCAGCGACGTCGGCGATCGCTACGACGACGTGTGGTTCACCGCTGGAGGCCGGCGGGTGATCGTCTCGCCGGCGTCGTCGATGGGCGAGCGCTGCACGGTGCAGATCATCGACGACGCGCTGAGCGGCGACAGCGTCTACAGCCAGGCCGAGCGGCGCAAGGCCACGCACTGGGTCGCGGAGATGCTGCCGAGCCGCCTCGAGGATCAGGAGAGAGACGTCCGCGTGCTGATCGGCCAGCGGCTGTGCGAGGACGACCCACCGGGGTGGGCGATTCGACAGGGCTGGCGCGTGCTCGACCTGCCCGCCGTGCTCGATGCTGGTCAGGCGCCGTGCGAACTCTACGACGACGCCGGGGTACTGGTGTGGCGCGACCCGCGCGCGCCGGGAGAACCGCTGTCGTCGCTGCTCTCGATCGGGGCGCTCGCGCGGCTGCGCGCGGACATGGGCTCGCTCGCGTTCTCCGCCCAGTACCTCCAGCGGCCGCTCCCCGCCGGCGGAGGGATGTTCAAGCGGCAGTGGTTCGCCGCCGACAAGTTCGTCGACGCGGCTCCGCAGGGTGGCCGCGCGGTGCGTGGCTGGGACCTCGCCGCCACCGCCGGCGATGCCGCCACTGCGGCCACGGCGGGCGTGAAGCTGCGCATGGTCGGCGGCAAGATCTACGTCGAGCACTGCCGCTGGCTGCAGGGCTCCGCGCACGACGTCGAAGCGGCGATCACCGAGACCGCGTCCACCGACGGCCACGCGGTCGACGTCGACATCCCGCAGGACCCCGGCCAGGCCGGCAAGGCGCAGACGAGCTACCTTGCGAGCAAGCTCGTCGGCTACACGGTGCGGTTCAGCCCCGAGACCGGCAGCAAGGAGACGCGCGCCGCGCCGTTCGCGGCCCAGTGCGAGGCCGGCAACGTCTACCTGGTGCGTGGCACGTGGAACGAGTCGTGGCTCGACGAGCTCGAGGGCTTCCCGGCGGGGAAGTGGAAGGACCGCGTCGACGCCACGAGCCGGGCGTTTGCGGCGCTGGTCGCGGTCGCGCCATCGTTGCCCGCGGCGTCCGGTTTCCTCATCACCGCCTGAAATCGACCCCATCACCGCGTAACGCCTAGCGTCTTGTCGTGGCAGGCTTCTTCGGCACGCTCGCAGGCTGGCTGGGCTTCGATCGTACGAAGACACCGACGACGAACCCAGCTGGAACCGACGGCGAGGCCGCGCCCGGCGGCCTGATCCAGAGCCGCGAGCAGAGCCACGACCTCACCGGCCAGCGGCTATACACGACGTTCATCAACACGATCCACCAGTCGGTGATCGTCGCCGCGGCGGCCCGGAACTATCTCGCGCTCGCGGGCGGTGCGAAGTGGACGGCGCTCGAGAACAGGGCTGGCGGCAAGGACGCGAAGCGCGGCGTCGAGATCTTGCGTGATGGGCTCCTCGAGTCCCCAATGCCGCGACCGTGGCAGAGCTGCGTGAAGAAGCAGGCTTACTTCCACTTCGCCGGCTTCGCCGCGCACGCCTGGACGATCCGCCGACGCGAGGACGGTCTCGTCGTGTTCTCGGACCTTGGCCACCGGCCGCAACAGACCGTGTACCGCTGGGACAAGCCCGACGAGCAGACGCCGCTCCAGGGCTTCGAGCAACTCACGGTGTGGGGAAACACGTACTACGTGCCGCGCACCCGGCTCTGGTACACGGTCGACGACACGCTCACCGATTCGCCCGCGGGTATGGGCATCCTGCGACACGTCGTCGAGCACAGCCGACGGCTCCAGCTGCTGCACAAGTGGGAGGGCTTCGCGTATGAGAAGGACCTCCGCGGCATCCCCGTCGGGCGCGCGCCGATCAGCAAGATGCTCCGAGACGCCGGCATCGATCCGAAGAGTCCGGCCGCGGCCACGTTCGTCGCGACGCAGACGAAGTTCCTGACGGACTTCCTGCAGAACCACCTGAAGGGCAACAACAACAATCAGGCGATGTTCTTCGACTCGGCGCACTTCGCGACCGAGGACGCCGCGAAGACTCCGTCGGCGGTACCGCAGTGGGCGCTCGATATCCTCACCGGCGATTCGGGTCCGCTCGCGGAGATCAACGCGACGATCCAGCGCATCACCTGGGAGATCGCGGCGCTGATGAACGCGGAGTGGCTGCTCGTCGGCCGCGACTCCGGCGCGTATCAACTCCACGAGAGCAAGACCGCGATGTACGCGCAGCGCGTGAACGGCACGCTCCGTGACCTCGGCGACACCGCCACCGCGGACCTCGCCAGGCCGCTGATCGCAATGAACGGCCTGAACCCCGAGACCGCGACGCCAGCGCTCGCCGCCGAGCCGGTATCGACCGAGGCGATCATGAACGTCACGCGCGCCCTGCTCGAGATGGCGCAGGCCGGCTCGCCGCTCATGCCCGACGATCCGGCGATCAACCAGGTCCGCTCGCGCCTCTACCTCGAAGCGCAGCCGAAGATCGCGCCGAACCTGGCACTACCGCAGCGCCCGGCGGTGCTGCCGCGCGAGTCGCTCGGCGCCGAGGAAGGCGCGCCGCCGCCGAAGTATCTGACCTCGGCACCGGACGGGAAGCCCGCGCCCGCAGCGCCGACACCCGGGGGCGCGTAGATGCCGATCTTCACCGAGACCGTGACGTCGTTCTCCGCCGTCGAGGTCTACGGCGGCGTGGCCGCGTGCAAGCAGTACCTCGGCACCGAGACCGGCGCGGGCGCCGCGGCGTTCCTCGCGCTGTCCGCGGACGAGCAGAAGCGGCGACTCATCTCCGCGACGCGCTTCATCGACGCGCAGATCTGGGCCGGAGCCGCGACGTTCTCGGTCGACACCGGACCTCCGGTCACGACGACGCTGCAGTGGCCGCGCGCGAACGTGACGGACATGAACGGAGTCGCGGTGTCGAGCACGGCGGTCCCCGTCGGCATCGTCAACGGCGTGTTCGAGATGGCGGCGATCTTGGCGACGAACCAGAACGCCACGGCCACGACGGGCGATCCGTCGAGTCGCGTGCAGCACGTGAGCGAAGGCCCCGGCTCGGTGACGTTCTTCGCGCCGCCGCTGCCCAGGAACCTGACGGCGTTGCCCGACGCTGTCCAACGCCTGGTTGGCCAGTACCTGGGCGCGGTCGACAACGTCCGCTACGGCATGAGCTCGGGTGTTAGCCCCGCAGCGGATGATCTCGACAGCGACAACGCCTCCGAGTTCTCCGACGACAACCAGTACACCCAGACGAGGACTTGATGCTGCTCGGCGTCGACGTGGCGGGCATCCTGAGCGGCGTGCTCGGCTCGAGCGCCTCGGCGGCTACGCTCGTGCGGTACACGCCCGGCACGCGGACGGGCGGCGCCGCGAGCGCTGGCACGAACCCGGCGTCGACGAGCTATCCGTGCCGCGGCTGGATCGAGAGCTTCGACGAGGACGACATCAACGGGACGTTGATCACCCAGCACGATCGCAAGATCACGCTCATCGGCGGATCGCTGCCTGCCGGCCTCACGCCGAACGACGGCGATCAGATCACGATCGCGGACCTCGACGGCACATCCAAGACGTTCCGGGTCGTCGGCCCGGCGGCCGGATCGGGGCCGCAGGGCGCCTTCTACATCTGCCAGGCGCGGCTGTGAGCGAGCACGACATGGCTCGCCTGCTCGAGCTGGTCGAGAAGCACCTCGGCGAGTCGTGGCTCGACGTCGTGCGGCACCTGCGGGACGTCAACGGCCTGGGCGAAATCGCGGCGCGCATCGAGGCCAGCGACGTCGAGGGTGCGATTCGCGGCGTCGAGGATGCCGCGGCGAAGTTCGCAGCCGACGAGCACGCGGCGTACATCCAGAGCGGACGGACCGCAGCGGCGTCGCTCGACAGCGAGGTCGAGGGTGCGCTCGTCCGTTTCGATGGCACCAACGATCGGGCGGTGCGCTGGGCGGAGCGCAACACGCTCGACAAGGTGCGCGAGATCACCGGCGAGCAGCGCGACCTGATCCGGCGCGTGATCGCCGACGGCGTGCGCGAGGGCCGCAACCCGCGCGAGGTAGCGCGCGATCTCCGCGACTCGATCGGCCTCACGGACTACCAGTCGCAGATCGTCGCGAACTATCGCCGCGCGCTCGAGCAGGGCGACTTCTCGAACGCGCTCGGCCGCGAGCTCACGGACGGCCGGGATGATCGCGGGGTCGCGGCGGCTCAGCGCGCCGGTACGCCGCTGCCCGCCGAGCGGATCGATGGCATGGTGGAGCGCTACCGGAGCAACATGGTTGCGTATCGCGCCGAGATGCTCGCGCGTACCGAGGCGCTCCGCGTGGCACATCAGGGAACACGCGAGGCATTCCAGCAGGCGGTCGACCGCGGCCATGTCGAGGCCGACGCACTCGAGCGGCAGTGGCACCACTCGAGCGGCGGCAAGGATCCGCGTCCCGAGCACCGGGCGATGAACGGTCAGCGCCGCGGCCTCGACGAGCCGTTCACGAGCGGATCCGGTGCCGAGTTGATGTTCCCCGGCGATCCATCGGCGGACGCCTCGGAGACCGCCGGATGCAGGTGTGCCGTGTCCACCCGGCTCGTGGCCTAGCCGTGATTGCCGAGCGTCGTCGCCCGCGGCCGCGCCATGAGGTGGCGTTATTCATGGCCGCGCTGACGGCACGCGTCGATCGTCCGGCGCTGCAGTCGTGGTTGTTCGAGATCGTGACGTGGTGCGTGCGCGGCGACCGCAGGCCGGACGGCTAAATCGACCCCATGCGGCACCGGGCGTCACGTTGACGTCATGGCGCGAGAGTTCGAGAAGCGCGGTCGCTTCTTCAAGGTCGATGACGGCAAAGGCATCGCCTACGGCTGGGCCATTGTCTGTACCGAGAAGGGCAAGCAGTACGTCGACACGCAGGGCGATCACATCCCCGAAGATGCGATGGCTGCGGCGGCCGAGGAATTCTCGAACAACAGCCGTGTCGCGAAGGACATGCATACCGGCGGTCAGATCGGTGATGTCCCGTTCATCTATCCGGTCATGAAGTCGAGCAAGGATCTCGGCATCGACTCGGCGCGGACCGGGATGCTCGTCGGATTCAAGCCGAGCGATCCCGAACTGCTGAAGCTCATCGCGAGCGGCGAGCGCACCGGCTTCTCGATCGGTGGGACGCTCCTCGAATCGGACGAGGAGCCGATCGGCAAGGCGATCGCGAAGTCGAAACGCGCCGAGAAGGCGCGCGTGTTCCGCACGTTCAAGATCAACGAGATCAGTCTCGTCGATCAGCCGGCCCAAGAGGGCGCGACGGTCGGCTACGTCAAGCGCGCGGTGCGCGTCCGCAAGGACGACTCGGACGACGATGACGACACCGAGAAGTGCGCGAAGTGCTCGGGCTACATGAAGGACGGCGACGCGACGTGCCCGAAGTGCGGCGCGACGAAGCGGCTCGCGAAGGGCACGTGGTCGACTGCGATGGTCGACGACTTCCCGGACTCGAGCTTCCTGTACGTCGAGCCCGGCGGGAAGAAGGACGCCGACGGCAAGACCACGCCGCGCAGCCTGCGCCACTTCCCCTACCGCGACGAGAACGGCAAGATCGACGTCGACCACCTGCGCGATGCGATCGGCCGCATCCCACAGAGCTCACTGCCCGCGACGCTGCGCAACAAGCTGCAGGTCAAGGCCGAGAAGCTGCTCGCGGCCCAGCACGAGAAGCGGCTGCGCAAGGCAGCGCCGGTGCTGACGAGCGAGGACGCCGGCCATCAGCACGTCGTCGATCTCGACGACGCCGCGTGCAGCCCCGCCGACGAGTTGCGTACCGCGACGGCCATCGACGCCGACGGCAACTGGCACGACCACGCCTGGCTGTTCGATCCGTCCAGCGGCGACGTCACGATCGCGGCGAACGCGGGCCACGACCACACCGTGGACGCTGCGGTCGACGTGCAGACGCTCGCGGCCGCGATGGTTCTGGCGGCGCAGCCGGATGAACCGCTCGGCGATGACGACTCGATCCCGATGCCCGTCACCGACGAGGAATCGAGCGGCAAGGTCTCGATCGAGATCGCGATGCGCAGCAAATCGACCCCGCAGCGGCCGGTGCCGCACGGTGGCCATGTGACCAAGGAACTCGTCAGCAAGGAGCAGACCCCGATGAAGGTCGTCGTCCTCACCGAGCGCGAACACGCGCACTACTCGAAGATGGTCGGCGCCGACGCCGAAGCGTTCCTCGCCAAGAGCGCGAGCGAGCGCGACGCCGAGGTCATCAAGGCGCTCGATGCCGATCCGGTCGTCTTCAAGGGCGACGTCACCGGCATCGAGGTTCGCAAGAGCCAGGGGGCCGCGTTCCTCGCGCTCGCGAAGTCGCACGAGGACACGGCCAAGGCGAACAAGACGCTCGCCGAGGCCGTCTCCAAGGCGAACACCGACAAGGACGCCGAGATCATGAAGGCTCGCGCGAAGTCGGAAGCCGGCCACATCCCGGGCGATGACGACGTCAAGATCGAGCTGCTCAAGTGGGTCGGCTCGGACGAGAAGCGCACCGCGCTGGTGAAGTCGCTCGACGCGATGGCCAAGGCGCTCGGCAAGCCGGTTGGCTCGAGCAACGGCGGCGACATCGGTACGCCGATGGCTGCGTTCAGCGCCGAACTCGGCGAGTTCGCGAAGTCGAAGAACCAGACGCCGGCGGCTGCGACCGCCGAGTTCATCCGCACCCCGCGCGGCGCCGAGCTCTACACGGCGTACGAGCACAACCGCCTCCACCCGCAGGCGTAAGGAGCACGCGCCATGTCCACTCGCAAGTCACTCGAACTCTCATTCACCGCCGCGAGCGATCTCTCGGCGAAGCAGAACCTGTTCCTGAAGTACACCGCCGACAACACGGTCGACGTGTGCGGCGCCGGCGGCGATGGGATCGGCGTCCAGGGACAGACCAAGGCTCTGTCGGGGCAGGCGGTCGACGTGCTCGTCGGTCCGCGCATCCCGATCACGCTCAACGCCACGCTCACGGCGGGCGCCGAGGTGATGTCGGACGCGAGCGGCAAGGCCATCGCGTGGACCACCACGAACCGCTCTCTCGGCTACCTCATCGAGGGCGGAGGCGCCGGCGACGTCGTCGCGATGCACTTCGCCATCAACGGTCGCAAGGCGTAAAGGAGCCCACGCGTCATGACCCCTCCGCTCAATCTCTCGATGCTGCAGAAGCAGCAGCTCGTCACGTTCGGCAAGGCCGCCGCTCCGAGCGACGCCTACCGCACCCCCATCCTCGAGAACGTCTCCACGGCGGCGTTCCAGGATCCGTCGATGTTCGTCGCGCGCGCGGTGTTCCCGACGATCCCGTCGCCGGACGAGCAGTTCAAGTACTTCACGTTCAACATGGACTCGATCCAGCAGGACAAGGCTCGCCAGCGCGCGCCGGGTACGCCGGTCGAGGAGGGCGTGTGGGACCTGTCGGCCGCGAGCGTCACGCTCAAGCAGTTCGCGTACGGCGAGCGGCTGCCGGAGGAACTCGTGGTCACGGCGGCGCAAGTCGGCCAGGCCGGCAACGTCGACACCGCGTCGGCGCTGAGTGTGGCCGAGGTGCTGATGATCAACGCCGAGCGCCGGTTCGCGACGAACTTTTTCGTCACGGGCAAGTGGGCCGCGGACATGACCGGCCAGGGCACGGCGGACTCCACGCACTACGTGTTCTGGAACAACTCGAGCTCGACGCCGCTCGACGACGTCTACTCCGAGCACCGGCGCATCCTGCTCGCCGGCCGTCGCCGTCCGAACACGATGATCGTCGGGTTCACGACCCTGCAGCGGCTGATGACGAACACCCAGATCATCAACCGCCTGAACAACGGTGCGTTGCCCGGTCGCGTCGTCATGGCGACGGTGGATCAACTCGCCGGCCTGTTCGGTGTCGAGCGCATCCTTGTCGCGCAGGCCGTCTACAACAGCGCGAAGGAGACCCAGACCGCGTCGACCGCGTTCTGCCTCGATGACAAGAGCGCGTGGATCGGCTACGTCGCTCCGTCGGCCGCGATCATGACCCCGAGCGCGGGCTACCGCGGCACGTGGGCCGGCCTCGCCGGCAACGACATGGGCGTCCGCACCTTCAAGTACTTCGACATGGACACCCACTCGTGGAAGGTCCACTCGATCGTAAACGACGAGTACGTGATGGTGAACAACAAGCTCGGCACGTTCCTGTCTGGCATCGTCCAGTAGTCGATAGCTGCGGGCGCTCGCTGCTCGCCGGCGCCCGCTTCGAAAGGAGCGGGCGCTCATGCTTTTCGGGCACTACACCGCACCAGAGATTCCGACGTCGGGGTGCGCCTACGTGGCGCGCATCGACTTCGAGTACGGGCCGCGCGCGTTCAGGCGCGGCGAGGACTTCGACTACGCAGCGCTCGGCCTCAACGAGAGCCAGGCACGCGACTTGTGGGTCGCAGGGCGCTTGCTCGTCAAGGAGCCGGCCATGACCGCTTTCAACGTCCGCGAGGGCGAGACGGTGTCGATTCGCCAGCCCGAGCAGCCGGCCGCGCCTTCGCGTGGCCAGAAGAGGAAGTGACCATGCGGGACATCGAACGTCAGGCTCAGCTCGCGCGCGAGTACGCGCAGATCCTCAACGTGACCGGCCAGCGCCACGCGAGCCGTGAGGCGCTGCTGTTCTGCGAGGGCATCGAGCTCGCGGAGAACCCGCCCGCGTCCGAGTCGCCAGCGCCTGTCGCGGAGCCGGTGCCGGAGGTGCCCGCGCTCGACGTCGAGCCCGTCGCGAAGGAGCCGTAGGCCATGGCGCAGGTCATCCAGCGCCGAGCGATCATGTCCGGCACGAACCACGAGCTCGCCGAGGACGGCTCGTACTTCGTCGCCAAGAATCCGACGTTCGGCACGGGGCTGGCGACCGCGGCCGCGCCGACCGCGCTCGACGACCTACACCCGTTCCTCCTCGCGAAAGGTCCTACGACGCCCGGCAAGCGCCAGCGCTGGGACTACCTGCGGATCGTCTGCACCGCGCCGGGCACCGCTGGCACGGCGATCCGTGCGCTGGTCCGCATCGACCCCGTGACGAAGGCCGATCCGACCGGCGGCACGCAGCTAACGCTGGTGAGCCCGAACACGGACACACCTTCGGTCTTCGAGTCGAAGGTGTTCGCCGGTCCGCTGGTGGCCGCGGCAGCGTCCGGCAGCGTGCGCGAGCTCGTCGCGCCCTTGCTGAAGAACGCGATTCCGGCGATCGGTGACGTGTACCTGCTCAAGTTCGGCTGCGCCGACCAGGGCGTCTCCACGAGCGCCGGGCTCGTCTACTACGGCGGCCCGCCGATCATCTTGGGCGTCGGCCAGATCGCCGCCGTCCAGCTCATCCTGCCGAGCCAGTCGGCCGCGTCGAGTTACGAGGTCGAGCTCGGCGGCTGGGAGAAGTAGCACCCGTGGGCGCCCAGGCCGACCGCATCGCCGGCGAGTTGACCGCGCACGTCGAGAAGGCGGCGAAGGCGCTGATCCTCGCGATCTGCGCGAACCTGATCGCGGCGACGCCGGTAGCGACTGGCTGGGCGCGCGCGAACTGGGTGCCGTCGATCGGCAGCCCGATCGCCGCGGCAGCCGGCTCACCCGCCGCGGTCTCGACGTCGCAACAGGAGGCCGGCCAGGCGGCCGTGCTCTCGTTCCGGCTCGCGCAGGGGACGCTGTACGTCAGCAACAACGTCCCGTACATCGGCGTCCTCAACTACGGCCGCAGCGCGCAGGCGCCGGCCGGGTTCGTCGAGCGCGCGGTCGAGCAGGCGCTCGTCGAGATCGAGCGCGATCACGGCGTCGATTTCGGG